TAAATACTAAATACAAAATTTTATGGAACTTTGTGGATTGTAGAAATTCACTACACATCAAATGGTTAAAGTGGTGTGGTTTCAAATTTATTAACAAACAAAACTATGGAGTTTTAAATGAACCCTTTTATGAGTTCATCAGAATATAATTATGTGTGACCCAGTAACAATGGCGGTAATATCAGTTGGAAGTTCAGCTCTACAATACAAACAGCAGAAGGCACAAGCAAAAGCTAGATTTGCCCAACAGAAAAGACAAAACGAATTAGCAAAGAAAAATGCTCAACAGCGTTATGCGTCAGCAGGTTTAAAAATTAGACAAGAAGAAGGTAAGGCATCACAAGCAAGTTTAAGAGGAACTATGAAAGCTAGAAAAGCTAGAGCTACATATACAGCAGGTGCTTCAGATGCAGGTGGTTTAGCAATGTCAGGTTCAACAAATGCTTTGTTAGCAAACTATTACAGAACAGAAGGTAACTACAAAACAGCTATTCAAAATAATATGGATATTAATGTTTCTCAATATGAAAGAAATTTAGAAGCAATACAATTTGGTCAAGAAAGCCAATCAACTTATTTAACACCACCAGATAGTAAAATGTTATTTGCTACACAAGCATTTAATGTAGCTAACACTTACATGTCTTTAGAATTTCAAAGACAAAACGCTGGGCTACAAACTAGAAAAGAAAAGACGCAACAAAAAAATAGCGTAAGCCAAACTTATAAAGATGGATATATTTAATGGCTAAAAGAGAAAGACGAAACCCAGAGTTAAATCTGCAACCTGAAGAACAGAAAGTTTTATCACAAGACTTCAACTTATTTTATGTTCCACAGGAAGCTCCATTACCTGCAGGTATGAAAGAATTTACAGCTTCACTAGATAGCTTTGTTAATGGTGGCTTGATGAAAGCGTCACTTGGTAAAGAAGTTAAAATGAAGAAGTCTGAAAGAGCTAAAGCATTAGAAGACTATAATAAAATGAAGGGTAAGTTTAGAGATGCAGTTAAAAATGGAGAAATTGATAAAACTGCCAATCCTTATTACCTAGAGAAATACAAGGAATTAACACTTAATTCGTTTGCTAATCAGTTTACTGAGAGAGTATTAAAAGCCTACGAAGGCAGTGGTGTTCAGAAAGACATTACAGAAGGTGCTTTTGAGAAGTTTTATAAAGAGCAATTAGGAACATTTGTTAAAGAAAAGGAATTAGGTTTCTTTCAACCAGAAGAACTAGAAAAGAGCTTCTTTCAGGAAACATCAGTTTATAGACAACAATTAGAAGCTACACACAAACAAAACTTACTTAACCTATTTAATAAAGACTTTGATAATAAAATTAAAGACAGAGTTGTTGGAACAGTTGAGACATTTAAAAACTGGGACACAAGCATGTTATCTGAAGCAGAAGCTCAAAGTGGTATTACCAAATGGGATAAAATTGCTGAAGTATTACAAAAAGAAATAGGAAGTTTATTAGATGTTACTGGAAGTGGTAGAGTAGCTATTGATACAATTTTTGATGGTATAGAACTTTATGTAACTACAACAGATGATTATGATTTTGCTTTACAATTAATTGAACAAATTCCACAAAGATTATTAGGTGGCACAGGTTCTATCGCAGATATAGGTAGACTTAAAAATAAACAACAAGAATTAAAAGATTTACTTATTTCTAAACAAAATGAAAAACTAAATGAAATTGTTAAGTTTGATGCAAACAAAGATAAAGTAACTGTAGTTCAAACTCATAACTTTTTAGAAAAAACAAAAAGAGAAAATCCTGATTTTAATATAACTCAATGGACTAAAGATAAATCAAGAACTGATGCTGAAAGAATTGCAGGAGAACAATATATAGAAAGTTTAAAATATTTTGGTGGTACTAAAGATGATACAGAAGTTTTACAACAAATAGAACAAGCTCTTGAAAACAGAGAATACAAACTAGCGTCAGACCTAGCTTATCAAGGATTTAAAGATGGAGATTTAAGAATGTCTACTTTTAAATCTTATAAGACAACTGTAATTCCTAATGCACAAAATTTAGAAGGTAATGTTTACTTTGATGATTTGTATATTGAAGGAAGTTTTAAAGCATTTGATGGAATAATTAATTCTGGTGTAGCAACAAATAAAGGAGATGCCATTATTATTAGAGCATTTTTAAGAAAGAAACTTTTAAAGTGGTTAGATGAAAATGAAGCTAATCCAAAATATGAAGGCAATGAAAGTTTAAAGCAAGATGACTTTAATACAGAGTTTGACAAGCAAATGACACTTATTAAGAAGACAGAAGCATACAGTTCTTTATTTGGTTCTGGTCAACCTGAAATAACAGGAAAGAACTCTGTTCAAATTTTAGATGACAAGGTTGATAAGGTTAAAGCAGATATAAAAAATGAACCTAATCTTACAGCACAGAAGATTGCTGACATGACACTAGACTTAGAATTACTAACTTCAGTTCCATTTAGAGAAAAATATGGAATGACAAAAGAACAATTTAAAAAGGAAAATAACATTAAATGAAATTAGATTTACCTAATGGAACAACTATAGAAGTTCCTGATGATATTACTGAAGAACAGAAACAGAAGATATTAAACAATATTTCTAATAGTTCTAAGTATCAGGCAGAAGAAACTCAAAAGACTGAAGACAATGCTGAGAAATCAGGAATGATTGGGGATTGGAGACCTGAAGGTTCAGCAACGAGTTGGTTGTTTGATAATGCAGTAGTTGCACCTTATGAAGGTAGCAGAAAAGCCATAAATAGTGCGAGTAGTCTTGTAGAGGGATTAGGGGACACTTTAGGAGAAAAGACTAATTTAGGTGGCTTCAGATATGGTAGCGAAGCATCAAATGGAATGATGGAATATGTTCCTTTTGATGAAGCAGTCAAACTAGGAAATGTTAAAGGTATATTATCTCCACTTACAGGAAACATAGGTAAAAAAGATTACAGTCATATTAAAGGTTTCTTTTATGACCCTGACAAAATTAATCCAGAAGACAACACTGAGAGCTTAACAGCAAGTTTTGTAGAAGGTGGAGTTCAATTCGTATTGGGTTGGGTTACTGGTGGAAAAATTTTAAAAGGTTTAAAGGTAGGAACACAACTAACAAGAAAAGGTCAATTTGCTAAAGCAACAGTACAAGGTGCTATTGCAGATTTTATAGGCTTTGATGAAATGTCAGGAAGATTAACTGACATGGTTGTAGAACATTCTCCTGCTATGGCAGACACTTGGTTAGGTTATTTACAATCAGACCCTAATGATGAGTGGTGGGAAGCTAGAATGAAAAACACTATTGAAGGTGCAGGTATAGGTGCTTTTGCAGATGTGTTAATGGCAGGTTTAAGAATTTCTAAAGGTTACATTGGAAACAACATAAATGAAAAGTTAGTTGCTAATGATATTAAGATTATAGAAGAAGCTCAGGGCAATATTAAAAATGCACAAACATTATTAGATGGTGCAACTTCTATTGGCGATAAAATGAAAATTTTAAGTGATGCTGTAGAAAATACAAAAAGTAAACCTAAATCAAAGATTTCAAAAGAGAAAAGAATTATTCTCTACAACAAAATTGCTAGTGATGACTTAAATGTTAATTACGATAAATGGAAAAAAGGAGAACTAGATGCAGAGGAAGCATTTAGCATACCACATAATTTCTTAAACATAGATGTTATGGAAAGTGGAATTGTAACTAAAAGTTTTATTCAAACAGTTAAGGCAATGCACGAAGCTGTATATAATGGATTTAGTAAAGTAGATGGACAATTTAGTGATGAAGTAATTAAAAGAAAAGCCATTAAAGATTATGGTGGAGACTTAAATAAAATTTATCAAGAATTTGGTTCATTAAGTAAAGGTACTAAAAATGTATCTTCTTTAATTTACGCACATGAGATGATGCTTCATTCATTGATTAAAGCATTACCTGCCTTTCAAAGACAAGTTAAAATGAAAGTAGGAACTAGAACACAAGCAGATGTTGATGATACTTTAAATTACATCTTAGGCATGATGAAGAACAAAATGAATTATGGCTCAACAACTGGTGGTAATTTTAGAACTTTAGGAATACTTAAAAAAGAATTAGCAGACAAAACAGTAGTAGCTGAAAATTTAGAAAGTGCTTTAAGAGAATATGAAGAATTTGGAAAGATTAATGGTAAAGAGATAAAGGGTGCAAAAGAGACGTTAATGCAAAAATTAACTGATTTAGATAACCCAACTGTAACTAGACAAGTTCTAGAGTTTGCATTTAAGAACAAAACTTGGGACATATTAAATGAGATATGGATTAATGCTCTTTTATCTAATCCTAAAACTCAATTAGTTAATGCTATTGGTAATGGTATTACTGCAATGATTAAACCCCTTGAAGACAAAATGGGTGCAAACATATCAGCAATGTTAGCAGGAGACAGCTTAGGCAGAGTTACAAAATATAATCGATTATCCCAAGAAGCAGGTTCTACATTCGCAGGACTATTTAGATATATGGGCGAAGCTCTTAAAATGGGTGGTAAAGCATTTAGAACTGGAGAGTTAATTTTAGAAGGAGCAGGTGGTGCATCTAAACTTGATACAGTAACAAATCAATCTACTGGACAAGGTGTATTTGGACAGACAGTTCGTCTACCTTCAAGAGCATTGAACGCAGGAGATGAAGCATTTAAACAAATTAATTATCGTTCTAAACTAGAAGCGATTGCTACAAGAAAAGCACAAGAAGAAGGTTTAACAGGAAAACCATTTCAAGATTTTATAGAAAAATATTATAAAGAAGGCTTTGATGATGTTGGTAGAGGACTTGATGAAGAAGCATTAATTTATGCAAGAGAAGCTACTTACACAAATGAACTAACAGGTTTCACTAAACAGTTTCAAAATGCAGTTAATACATATCCAGTTTTAAAACAACTGTTTCCATTTATTAGAACACCATTTCAATTAGCTAAATCTATAGTGGACAGAAGTCCTGTTGCTATGAGTTATAGAATGAAACATTTATTAGGTCAGAGTAATGACCCAAAAATGATTGCAAAAGCTAGAGGTCAAATGGCTATGGGTACAATGTTATTCAGCACAGCTTATATATTTGAGAAGATGGGAATTTTACAATCAGCAACGAATAAAGTTGATGATGTTGAAACAGGTAAAGGTGCTATTTTAGATAAGTTTAAAGATAGTGAATTAATGAGATTTAAAAAATCTGAATTAAACTTTAAGCCTTATTCTTTTGTAATTAATGGAGTTCAAATACCTTTTGGAAGATTAGACCCTTATGGAGCTTTCTTTGGTATCGTTGCAGATATTTCAACTAACTATCAAAAATTAACACAAGATGAGATTGAGAGATTAGGTGCAGACATGCAAATGTTTTTATTTAATATGTCTGAAGATAATCCTCTGTCGTTAATGGATAAAAGTTTTATTGCAGGTAAAGCAGTTTTTAGAGCAGGTAGAGACAATTTATTAAGTAAAACTTATCTACAAACAGTTCATGAAATTGTTAATGGTATATACAGTCAAGATGAAAGAGCAGTTAAAAGATATTTCGCTAATAAGATAGGAAGTTATTACCCAAATGTTTTAACTAAAATTCTTAATGATAAGTATTTAAGAGATGCAACTGATTTTATAGACCAAGTTAAAACAAGAACTGGTATGGGCGACCCTTCAGAACCTAAATTTAATTTTATGGGTAAACCTCATTTTAATAAAGAAGGAGACATTGAAAGATTATTTAACAATCTAGTTTCTCCAGTTACAGCAACCCCTTTAGAAGAAGGAAGAATTGTTGCTGAAGAAATTTTAAGAATAGGTAAAGCACCAGAAATACTAAAAAGATTTCAAAATAATGTTAATTACACTGATTATGAATACAAAGGTAAATCAGCTCTCTGGAGAATGAATACCCTATTAAGTACAGTTAAAATTGAGAATATGACTTTAGAGCAGAAACTAGAGAAAGAGTTTCAATCAGATAACTATAAAAACCTTACTGACCCATTAAAGACAGATAAATCAATTTCTGATGTAGGTGGAAAGTACACAAGAATACAAGAAATTTACTCAATGTATAAAGCTGAAGCTGAAGGAAAATTTAGAATGGAGTGGGCATTGTTTAAACATAAAGACGATAAGAACAGAAACTTAACAATAGATATTGGTAAGCAAAGCATCAACAAAGATGCAATCACTAACATCAACAGAACAGACAAGTCCCTAATGGAGACTTTACAAATTTTAAGGAATTATTAATAAATGTCATACCTAGCACAAGTAACCTATACAGGTAATGGTAGTACCACAGGCTACGCTTTACCATTTTCGTATATAGCCAGTTCACATGTAAAAGCATTTATAAACAATGTAGCAAATACAGCATTTACTATTTCAGGAAGTACTTTAACATTTACTTCTGCACCTGCTAACTCAGCAGTTATTAGATTAGAAAGACAAACACCTACAGATGCAAGACTAGTAGATTTTACAGATGGTTCAGTTTTAACTGAAGC